GCCAATTATGGCAACTTACACTAGCTCAACAGCTATTGGAGAACGAGAGGATCTATCTGACGTTATATACAGAATTGATCCCGATGAAACTCCACTAGTTTCAAACTCACAGAAAGAAACCACAAAAGGTATCTTTCACGAATGGCAAGTCCAAGAGCTTGCAGCGGCGGCAGCGAACAATCACGCCAATGAAGGTGCTGATTATTCATACGTCAATCCCGCTGTAACAACACGACTTGGCAACCACCACCAAATTGCGGTCCAAGCGGCTTCAGTATCCAATACTTTGGATGTTGTTGACAAAGCGGGGCGTGATAAGGAGACCGCATACGTTAAGGTGCTCAAAGGAATTGAGCAACGGCGCGATATAGAGAAATCTCTATTCGCCAATGAAGCTCGTTCAGGCTCAGATCCGCGTAAATGCGCGAAGCTTGTTACTTGGATTACCAATGGTGATAAGCCTAGTGATATGGCATTTGCTACTGGTGATGGGTCAGATGTGGCTGATTTAACTGGTACAGCTAGAGCGTTAACTTTGGCTCAGATAGATGCTGCTATGTTGGCTGCATATAATGACGGTGGAAGCCCGAATATGTTGCTTATGTCACCAACAAATAAGCAGAACTTTTCTGATTTATCATCAGGCTCAGTTGCTACGGCTCAGTTAAACTACACTGCACCACGCGATATTGCTATCGTCGGCTCAGTATCACTTTATTTGAGTGATTTTGGTGAGTTGGCTGTAACGATTGACCGTCAGGCTAACAACTCAGAGGTATATCTGATTGATACTGATTACGTTTGCATAGGCTCCCTCCCAGGCCGTATGTTTAGCGTAAGTGACGTTGCTGCTACAGGTGACGCCACAAAATTCGCTATTGTGAGCGAATACACTTTAATCGTCAAAGCGCCCAAGGCACATGCGGCGGTTATTGGTTTAGATGGAAGTTAATTTTTCTCCATATTCACAACACTAGGGGCGGCTAGTTCGCCCCTTTTTTATTTGAGGTTTTAATGAAAAAGTTACTGAATTTAGATCCAATCACAGGAAAGCGCACAGTTTTTGAAAGTGGCGCTGATGGTCACAGAGTTACAACAACTGTGAACGTTGATCCGGTGAAGGATTTAGCAAAAGAGAGTGCCAATGATTATCGCTACGGTGATATGATTGGGAATACTCAAAAGCATAAGCACAAAGTCGGTGAAATCCCTGCCATTCTTTATCATCATTTGGTGGAAAAGTTTGGTCAACCAAAGGACAATCCGAAAGCTTGGATGCAGTGGCTTGAAGAAAACAAAGGTTTTAAGGCAACAGGCGGTAGGCTTATCTAATGGCGATTACAACGTACACAGAGCTAAAAACAGCTATTGCTAACTTTTTGGCTCGTTCCGATTTAACTGATCGTATTCCTGAATTTATATCTCTTGCTGAGTCAAGAATGAGTAGGGAGCTAGAAACGCGGTCACAGGAAAAACGTGCGACAGCCCTAACGACTTCCGGTGATGAGTTTATATCACTGCCAACTGATTTACGGCGTATTAGGCTTGTTAAGAATAACACAAGTTCGGTTGAAGTTTTAGATTATGCAACACCAAAGGATTACTATGAAAAGTATGCTTCCTCTGGTGGCGGTAGGCCAAAGCTTTATACAATTATTGGCGCTGAGATTGCTATGCGTCCTATTCCAGATAGTGCGTATACAATAGAGATTATTTACGGTGAGGATATATCCGCATTATCAGATGCCAACCTTACCAACACAGTTTTAACACGTCACCCAGACGTATATTTATATGGTTCATTATCCGCTGCACATATCTTTTTAATGGATGAGGCAAGGGCCGCGCAGTACGACACACTTTTCTCAAGGGCAATAGAAGAGATTAACAAGGATAATGATAAAGCGTTCTTTGCGGGTTCGCTTTCAATGAAATCTGATTATTTAGGAGCGTAAAAATGAGTGCAATGTCAGACTACCTTGAGCTAAAGGTATTAGATCACGTTTTAGGAACAACGGCGTTTACAGCCCCTTCAGCGGTGTATTTGGGTTTATCAACTGAATCATTTGGTGATGATAACTCAGGCACAGAGTTGACAGGTAATAATTATTCAAGAAAAGCAATTACTTTTGCAAGTGCATCAAGTGGCACAACAAGCAATGACTCAACTATTGAGTTTAATGCGGCTACTGGTGCTTGGGGAACCGTGAGCCATTGGGCGTTATTTGATGCGGCGAGTTCTGGGAACCTTTTGATTCATGGTACGTTTAGTGCATCAAAAGTTATAGCGACAGGAGATATTGTAAGGGTTGCAACTGGCGATTTAGACATAACGGCGGCTTAATATGGCTGAAATTATTGGCCCCACTCTAGATCAGCTAGATACTTGGGGTACGCTTGATAGTTTAGACTCTTATGGCACGTTAGAATATCTTGATACTATCAATTTATTCGAGGTTGCAGCGGCTGAAAATATTGCTGTTACTGGCACAGGTAATGCTACTTTTAAGGCGGCGGTATCTGCGACTGCATTAATTACAATAAACGCGGCAACCACTGTTGTTTATGATGTAACCGTTGCGTCTGGTACTAACTCTTATGGCACAGGTAATAAATACTATATTGCGGGTTTATCTGGTGCGAGTCCGACATTAGAACTTGTAGTCGGGAACACATATAGGTTTGATCAGTCTGATAGTAGCAACTCAGGCCACCCGCTACGGTTTTCCACTACTGCAAATGGCTCTCATAATAGTGGTTCAGAATATACCACAGGCGTTACCACAACTGGCACACCTGGAACGGCTAACGCTTATACTGAGATAACTGTTTCTGCGAGTACACCAAGCACATTACATTATTGGTGCACAAATCACTCAGGCATGGGTGGTACGGCAAATATTACGTCTTTTGAATTTGGATTAATTAAGTCTTTTGCGGCATCAGCAACAATAACAATTACTGGTACGGCGGTTGCGTCCTCACGAGTTGTGGAGACATCAGGAAGTACTAATATTGCGATAACAGCCACAGGCAATGTTTTGGGAACATTTGCATTAGCGGCGGCTGACACAATTGCAATAACCGGAAGCACTACTACTGGTGTGAATTACAAAGCCGCGTGTGCAGCGTCTGTTGAGCTAAGTATAGAGGGTGTGGCGATTGCGGAAGAGATGGGTGAGGCTTGGACTGATATAGTTCCGGCTACAGCGGTATTTAACACTCGCACAGCGGGTACAGATAGGTGGTTAAATCAATGATACCTTTCGGTGAGTGGCTCCCTGATCAGTCGGATTTTCAAAATCCTGGGTCTACGGTTGCTACAAATGTTATTCCCGCTGCTAGAGGCTACAGACCTTTCTTTGGCCTTTCTGAAGTTAGTCAAGCGGCTGATAATCGCATTAGAGGCATTTACGCCACGAAAGATACAAACGATACGATTTTTATTTTTGTCGGTGACTCCGGCAAGCTTTACAAAATGAATAACGGCACATTTGCGTTAGCTGATGTAAAAAGCGGCTCTTATAGCCTTTCAGCCGATGAGCAATGGAAGTTTGTCCGTTTTGGCAATGACGTTATTGCAAGTGGCAGTGATAGCGATGTTTTGCAAAAGTTTACAATTGGTTCAAGTTCAGCGTTTTCTGCAATTTCTGGTGCTCCGGCTGCAAAATATTTAGCGGTTGTTCGAGACTTTGTGGTTACAGCAAACGTTACATATTCTTCAGCTACATATCGCTCAAGGGTGCGATGGTCACAGATCAATGATGCTAATTCTTGGACGCTAGGAACGGCACAAGCTGACTTTCAGGATATTGCTGATGCAGGGCATATTACTGGATTAGTTGGCGGTGAGTTTGGCGTTGTTTTATTAGAAAAAGCGATTGCTCGTATGCAGTATGTTGGTTCACCTTTGATCTTTACTTTTGAAAAAGTAGAGACAGGGCATGGGTGTAATTATCCAAATTCTGTGACTTCACTTGGCCCAACTCAGGTCTTTTACTTAGCTGATGATGGGTTTTTCTTTTTCGATGGTTCTAAGTCAATTCCTATTGGCGCGGAGAAAGTAGACAAGTTTTTCTTTGATAGCATAAATTTTAAATATGCAGATCGTCTTAGCTCTACTATTGATCCTGAAAACCAGATTGTCATGTGGTCTTATGCTGATAGAGAAAGCACCGGAGAGCCTAATAAAATACTAGTTTACAATTATGCGGTTCAAAAGTGGTCCTTGATAAACCTTGATCATGAATTTTTAGGTAATTCACTTACGCCAGGAATGACTGTTGAGGGGCTAGACAATTTAAGCTCAAGTTTAGACTCTTTAACAACATCGTTAGACTCAAACTTTTACACAGGTGGTTTTTTCCAATTATCCGCGAGTAAAGACAAAAAGCTACAGACGCTTACTGGTGCTCAGTTAGATGCTGTTTTGGAAACGTCAGAATTTGAAACTGCACCAATGCGGCAATCATTAATTAAAGGTGTAACGCCATATGTAACGGCAAGGGATGTGGCTCCTACGCTCAACGTACAAGTTGGCTCTAGAAGCAGACAGATAGACAAGGCAACCTTTACAACGGCATCAAGCATTAATGATGATAATAGTTGTCCGGTTAGAACACATGGGCGCTACCACAGGGTTAGAGTAAACGCTAGTGGCACTTGGAGATATGCGCTTGGCGTGGATGTTGACGCGGTGACGCTTGGCAGACGATGACAGAGATAAATTATGTAAAGCTTCCGGCAAGCGGTGGCTCACCTAGAGAAACAGCAAATGTTGTTAATCTCGTGGTGGATGGAAAGATAAATGCAGCGGGTGAGGTTACACTTGGCGCGAGCGCAACAAGCACGACTATAACAGATTATAGAGTGGGTAGTGAAAGCGTTATTGTTTTTACCCCGACAACAGCAAATGCGGCGGCTGAACAAGGCGGCGGCACAATGTACCTATCAGCGAGAGCAAAGCAGAGTTTTACAATAACTCACGCTAACAACTCTCAGACGGACAGAACGTTTATATACATAGTCATTGGATAAAAATGAAAATAGTACCAATTGGTGCTCCGTTACTGCCTCAAGTTTGGCAGCATGTAGCTCCGTTGTTGAATAAGGCAGTACGCCTTTCACCAGAATTAATACGAATAAATGATGTTTATGAAGCCTGTCTAAAAGGCGTTTATGTCGTTTGGGTGGCGCTTGATGAGGACAGCGGTGAGTTTGTCGGCGTTATTTCCACACGAATAATTGATTATCCGCGAAGGAAAGCTCTCGCAATGGATTTTGTGGGCGGCTCAAGAATGAAGGAATGGTTAGGAATGGCACAAGAGGCAGTTGAGGAACATGCAAAGCGTAATGGTTGCTCTCATTTAGAGGCATATGGACGTAGAGCATGGTCAAAATACTTAGAGCCTCTTGATTGGAAGCAAGCCTATATAACTTTTAAGAAGGATCTTAGGGATGAGTAAGGGTAGTAGAAATTCAACAATTACAAATGTTCAAAAGCTACCAGAACCAATCGAGGCGGCTTTAACTGAAGCTTACGAGGATTTTAATCCATTTGCAGCTTCTTTTGACGCTGTTTCTAACTTTAATCCGAGAGCATATGATGGGCCGACTATGGCTCCATTTTCCCCTTTACAACAGTCTGCACTTACGGCGGCTGAAGGTCTTATGGAGCGTCCGGCGTATATTGATCAAATGGAGCAAACGCTTACTGGATTTGCTCAAGGTGACACAGGTATTACCTTTGATGATACAAATTTAAGTAGGCTTGCAAATCAAGTTGCTGATGCTTCTCGTTTAGAAAGTTTATTTGGCAGTACAGATCCGGCAATTGCTCAGTTGCAGGGTTTATCTCGTCAATCAACAAGTCTTGATCCTCTCACAGCGCAACAAAACCGTGAGAACCTAGCGACAGGTCTTTTAGGCACTATGGCGATGGATGGCGGCACTAATCCATACCTTCAACAGCAATTAGATAGTGCCATTTCTGGTGCGGTAGATAAGGCAACGTCACAGTATGCTCTTGGCGGTAGGCTTGGTTCTGACTCCTTTGCGGGAGCATTGGGCGCGGGTATATCAAATGCGGCTGCACCAATATTGGCGCAAAACCTACAACAAGACCGAGCTAACAGATTAGCGGCTGCACAGGCGTTGGGTAACGTATCAGGGCAAGATCTTTCAAGAGAAGCAACCCTTGGACAAAACATTGTTGGTGCAGGGCAAACTAATTTGGCTAATCAAGTCGATGCTACAAGAGCATTATCAGCGGCATTTGGTCAAAATCTTGGACAGAATACAGATATTGCAAATAACTTGTTGAGAGCACAGCAAGCCGACTTATCACGTCAGTTAGGTGCTTCTCAGTCACTTGCGTCTAACCAGTTAGATCAAACCAAATCTTCCGCTGCAATGCAGCTACAAGCGGCTCAAGCATTACCCGCGATATTGGCGGCTGAACAAAGCCGTATTGGTACACTTCAGGATCTTGGCGCAATGCAGCAAGCCCCTGCACAAGCCGCGCTTGACGCTGAAAGAGCTAGGGTTGCAGAGCAAAATGTTCTTGATCAAAACCGTATTAACGCGCTACTTGGTGCGTCTGGTATGGGCCAAGGTATGTTTGGCACGACTACCACACAGACAGGTGGCGGTCCGAGTGCCTTACAATCAGGTTTAGGCGGTGCTCTAGCGGGTGCTAGTTTAATAAATACGTTAGGACCAATGGGGCTTGGCCTTACTCCCGCTATGGGTGCAATAGGGGGCGGTGCATTAGGATTGCTTGCCTCAGATACTAGGCTGAAAGAAGATGTAGAGTTGCTAGGCAAGCACCCTAACGGATTGAATGTGTACCGTTGGAAGTGGAATGAAGCGGCTAGAAAAAACCGCTTTGAGACTTATCCAACTGAAGGATTTATGGCTCAAGAGGCTCAGAAACTTTACCCAGAACACGTTTATAGACACCCAACTGGCTACTTAATGCTCGACTATGCAGCATTGAATAATGAAGTGATGGGGGCGATATAATGAGTATTTTTGACAACTTTAACAATAGGTTTGGTCAGTTTGGCATGCCCGCAAATCTTGGGTTGCTTACTACTGGTATCGGGTTGTTAGATGGTCAAAACCCTTTGCAAGCCATACAAGCCGGGATAGGCACATATGGCAGCTTTCAGGATATGGAAGAGGATCGGCGGCGTAAGGCGGCTTTGTTGCAGTTGTCTGAGCAATATGGTGATGATCCAAGAATACAACAGTTAATAAACGCTAACCCTGAAGCGGCGGTCAGTTTAATCGCTAATCTAGAAATGCAGAAAAGAAAGCCAACTGCTAAGTTCAGAAACCTTACTTCTGATGAGTTGGTTGCTAGAGGGTTTCCGAAGGGAACAGTAGCGCAGATTAATGACACAAGTGGTCAGGTAAATGTGCTTGCTAATCCTCTCAGAAAGACAAAGCCTAATACAGCTAAAGCGGCTGATGGATATTTATATTTTACGGACGGTGAAAACCAAGGCCAAAGAGTTTTTCCTGATGTGGTGAAAACACCAACTTTATCTAATCTCAAAGAGAAAGCTAATCTGTTAGCAGATGCAGGGATTAATCCTGGGTCCGTACAATATAATAAAGCTATGTTTGGGATTACTCCTGAAAAAGATTCTACTTTTGTTGAAAAACAGAAAGCATTGATTGATGCGGGTATACAGGAAGGTAGCCCACAATATTTACAAGCGTTGTTTAACATTAGTCCTGAAAAGCAATCTGCTTTTGCAGAAAAACAACAAGCACTTATCTCAAGTGGTTTTACTGAGGGAACCGACGAATACAACCAAGCCTTGTTCGGTATTAAAGATCAGCCTTTAAGTGCATTTCAAGAAAAGCGTAAGGCTTTGATTGATGATGGAATTTCAGAGGGATCAACACAGTGGAATAAAGCGCTTTATGGCATTACACCAAAAGATCCAAAATCCGCAAGTTTAGTAAACTTAATTTCCGACAATGATATTACTGTTGGTGGCATTACTTACAAAGCCGGACAGCGTTTTTCATTAGATCAAAACACACAGCAAGATTTAATCGTTGAAGCGGCAGGGCAAGGTGCAATAAAAGCTCCACAGAAAATCGAAGAGGTAAAAGCGCCTACAGTCGATACTTCCAAAGTAGATGCGGTTGTAAAAGAGTTAGAAGATACAACTTCAAATACATCACTGAACGTAGATGTTGGAACCGCCGCCGGAGGGGATATTCCTGGTGTTGTTACTGACCTTGCAAACACTGTTTTCGGTGCGTTTACTGGAACATTTAGCCCTAATAGAGCCGATCAAGTAGCTCTTATAAATGAGGCAAATAACACTATCAAAGTTCCTTTGGTGAAAGCTCTTAACAGGGCAGGGTCTAAATTTGCAATTGAACAGGTAGATAGCATTTTACCGTTACCCAACAATACAAACCAAACATTTATGTCAAGATTTGAGGCGCTCAAGCCGCGACTTGATATAGCAATTAAACAACTTGCCGCTGAGTCTGTTGATACAGAGAAATCTGAAGGTGAACGTATCATAGCCAAAGAGGAAGCAAGGCAGTTAATTAATTACAAAGCCAACATGGAAAGGGCAATCGCAGTTTATCGCAAGAACACAGGCGGTAGTAAAACTGCTGCTCAGACAGCGGCTGATAAAATATTAGGAGTTGACTAATGGCTACAGCGGAACAATACGCTCAGTGGTTAGTTGATAACCAAGACAAAAAAGGTACGCCCGATTTTGAAACTGTTAAAAAAGCATACCTTGAGGTCAGACCATCTACAGCGTCAGAAAAAATCGAAGGGGCCGGAAGAGGGGTCAATGTCGGTTTGGCTGATGTTCTTGGTGCTCCTGTTGACGCAATAAATCAGTTACCAAGGTTATTAAATCTACTTCCTGGTGAGCAAGGTTTTGGCCCTATAACAGAAAGTCCAGTAGGCGGCTCTCAATCTATTAGAAACGCAATGACAAACCTGTTTGATTTGGGTTATCAAAACATTGAAGATTTGCCAAAAGATCAAAGGCCATTTGCTCAAGGCGGTGAGGTTTTTGGTCAAACAGTTGGAACGATACTTCCTGTCTTTGGCGCGGCAAGAAATGTATCGGCGTTAGACGCAACTGTTAAGGCTGCACCAAAATCAAATATAGTATCGCAAACTGTTGACGATATAGTGAAAACAACAGCGGCAAACCCAGGAACTACAGCGGCGGTGGAAACAGGTTTAGCACTTGCTCCTTCCGTTGGTGCAGGGTTAGCAGAGCAAGCAAGGCCAGGAGATCCGACAACTAGAATGTATGGCGAGTTAGCAGGGGCGTTTTCTCCTGTTGTTTTATCAACTGTACTGCCAACTCTTACAGCTAATATCACAAGAGCATTAGGCACTTTGACGCCAAGTGGTAGGGAAAGACAAGCGGCTAAGTTAGTACAAACAGATCAATTAGAGCGCGGTGCAGATCTTACCGCTGAAGCTAAAAAGTTAAGAGAAGCCAAAGGCAGTGGCACAGCCGGACAGGTTACAGGCAATCAAGGTTTTCTGGCTATTGAAAATGAGCTTGTTAAATCTGGTGGTCAAATAAGTGAGGACATAGCAAAACAAACGCAGCTTGCGATTAGTGAATTTAATGATGCTTACCGCGCAGCAATCACAAGTGGTGATCCGGAGTTAGTAAGACTAGCTGCACAGGCTAGACAAGACTACTTAGTACAATCTTTAGATGAGCGTGTAAAAACCGCTGCAAAAAGGGCGCAAGATTTACAGGCAACCAATATGCCTAATGTTGATCGTGCTCAGATAAACAAGCAAGCTAGAGACATAGTAGAAAGCGCACTTGTCACAGCAAGAAAAACGGAAAACCAACTTTGGTCCGGTGTGAAACGTGATTTAGTTGTGCAAGCTGATAATACGTTAAGTGCATTTAATGACGTAAAAGCTTCTCTTGCTTCTGGTGAGGATTTACCCGCACCACTTAAAGCAGTTATAAAAGATATTAAGAAAGACCAGAAAAAGAAAAAGCTTGGTAAGGGTGAGACTACAACTGGCAACCTGTTAAGGACTAGAAGCCGTTATTTAGAACTTGCTAGAGAAGCTAGGGCGCAAAGCAAATTTGGTGACGCAAGGATGTATTCCCAAGTTGCTGATGCAATGTTGAAAGACTTAGATCCGGTCACTGGTGATATAGCTAAAACAGCAAGAGAGTTTTCGAGAGAGCTAAACAAAAAGTTTACTCAAGGTTTTGTAGGAAAAACACTAGGTTTTGATCGTGATGGGGGTATAACTGTTGATCCTACTAGAACGCTAGACGTTGCGAGAAGTGGGCAAGATCAGCAAACTTTACTTAATCTGCAAGCGTTACGAAATGCAGCGGGTGATCAGTCTGGTGACATGATGCAGTTGCAGCAAAAATTTTTACAATCTTTTGCGAGTGACGCTACAAACTATGATGGGTCCGTAAACCCGCAAAAACTTGATAACTTCATTAGATCCAACGCTCAGACAATACAGGATCTAGGATTAACAGATACGTTTACGAGCACTGAGCAAGCGGCAAGATTAGCTGAAAGAGTGGCAGATCAGGCTTTACAGGGTACTAAGTTTGCAAGAACAAAGTCTACTACAGCCAAGGTATTAGGCACAAACAACGTAAATGAGTTTATTAATAGAGTTTTACGTTCTGGTGATGTTGCGGGTGGTATAAAAGACGTATCTAGACTTGCTAAGAAATCAGGTGATCCAAGTGTGTTAGATGGGTTGCGTTATGGCGTTTATGAAACGCTATTAGACAACGCAACAACTTCAAGCGGCATGATCTCCGGTACTAGACTTGATCAGTTGTTGAACGCGAAAACAGGTAATCAGACTGTAAGACAAACATTAATGGTCAATGGTTTGTTTAATTCACAGCAAATGAAAAATGTTGATCGTTTAATCGCTAAGACAAAAGAGTTTGAAAGTGCATTGGCGAACACAGATCAGTTTGAAAACCTATTAGGCAAAGAAGATATATTCTTTGATCTTTTATTAAGAATAGGTGGTGCAAACTTAGGCGGTTCTAGTGCGCTAGGACAGGCGGCGGGTGCTCCACTGGTATTGGCAGGGGCAGGGGTTCGTACTGCGAAAAATGCCTTTGAAAAAATGCCAAAGTTAAGAGTTAAAACCATTCTCGCTGAAGCAATAAAAGATCCAAAGTTAATGGCTGATTTATTGGAAAGACCCACTACTGCGAAACTAAAAGCTGCACGAAACAAAAGGCTAAACGCTGTTTTGGTGCAAGCGGGAATATTTGACGGTTCAGAATTACTAGAAGAGGAATTTGAATAATGGCTAAAAACAATATCACTCAGTTTGATGCTACAGCGGCAAACAATACTGATATTCAATCGGTGGACATAGACGAGGGTTGCGCTCCATCCGGTATAAATAACGCAATCAGGGAGCTTATGGCTGATCTGAAAGACGTGGACGCGGGTACAGTTGCGCTAACTAGCCCAGACTTCACAGCATTTAAGGTTGGTGGGGTAACTATCACAGCTACCGGAACAGAATTAAACTATGTTGATGGTGTTACATCGTCAATTCAAACGCAGTTAAACAATGCTGCAACAACTGGAAAAGCCATAGCTATGGCAATGGTATTTGGATAATAAAGGAGTTTTTCAATGGCAAATCCAAATGTAGTCGCAGTAAGCAGTATTTATGCTAATACAGCCGTAGATGCTGATGTTGCTGCAAGTGCGGTAAGTTTATTAACCGCTGCATCAAATAAATTATTAAAGATAAATTCATTAATTATAGCCAACATAGATGGCACTAATTCGGCTGATATATCGGTATGGATTACGCGATCTGGTGTGGATTATTACATTGCTAAAACAATCACAGTTTCGGCTGATAGCACATTACTACCGATAGATAAGAACATGGGACTGTACTTAGTTGAAGGTGACATACTGAAGATACAAGCAAGTGCGGCGGGAGATCTATCCGCTGTTTGTTCATATGAAGAGATTGATGACGCTTAATAGAAAGTAATCTAATGAAAGCTTTTGGTAATATTGCAAAAGATGGTCAGGTCAGGGCAGTAGCTTCTGGTGCTTTGACTGACGGTGCTAGTGTTATTATAAACTCTAATGGAACCGTGAGTGTTGTTAGCGGATCAGATGCGTCTGTTGGTAGTGAGACTGTATTTAATGCCGCACAGACAGCCACTATGTCAGTTCATTTTGATAGCAATAACAATAAAATTATTGTTGCTTATAGAGACTCAAGTAACTCAGGCTATGGAACTGCAAAAGTTGGTACGGTAAGTGGATCAAGTATTTCTTTTGGGACTGCCACTGTTTTTAATAGCGATAGTTCAAGTTGGATTGAAAGCGTTTTTGATACTTCTAATAATAAATCAGTAATTGCCTTTAGAGATAGCTCCGCAGGTAAGTGTATCGTAGGAACTGTTAGTGGAACTTCAATAAGCTTTGGGTCTAGTGCTACATTTTCGGGTACACAAAATACCAGTTATGTTGGTATGACATTTGATAGTAACAGTAATAAAGCTGTAGTTGTTTGGACAGATGATGGTGGCAGTTCTCATGGCAAAGCTATAGTCGGCACAGTTAGTGGAACAAGTATTTCTTTTGGTTCGGCTGTAACTTATAATAGCGTTGATCCTACTTCTCATAATTTTGTAACTTTTGACAGTAACAGTAATAAAGTTGTAGTTTTTTTTAGAGATTATGTAAGTTCATACACAAGTAAAGCCATTGTTGGCACTGTCTCAGGTACAAGTATAAGTTTTGGATCGGCTGTAACATATCAATCAGTGTCTGTTGAACAAGGTGCGGCAACTTTTGATAGTTCCAATAATAAAGTAGTTGTTGTTTATGAAGATCAAAACAATGGAAATATTGGCAAATCCAAGGTTGGCACAGTTAGTGGAACATCAATCAGTTTCGGTTCTGAAGTAACTTTTTTCAATGGCAATACATATATGCGAGACGTTGTATTTGACACAACTAATAACGAAGTTGTGATTGCATATATGGATTTTGAAGTAACTAAGGGGGCATTTGTTTCTGGTGCGGTAAGCGGAACATCTATAAGTTATGGATCACCTACGTTCTTTAACCCCTCTCGTTCTGATGCGATCAATGCAGCTTATGACTCTAATGCAAATAAAACGGTTATTATATATGGTGATTATGGTGCGTCCCCTGCCGAAAGTGCTACAGCAATTGTAGCTCAAGCAGGTTCCACCAACCTAACCTCAGAAAACTTTATAGGCTTTTCAGACGGTGCATTTGCAGACACCGATAGCGCAGTAATTAATACTACAAATACAATCGACAGAAACCAAAGCGGTCTAACCGCAGGGCAAACATATTTTGTGCAAACAGATGGCACAATAGGATTAACAGCGGCTGATCCTTCAGTAACCGCAGGGACCGCTATCTCAGCAACAGAACTCATAGTGAAAGGGTAAACAATGAAAACTATTGTAGAAACATCAAGCAATCTCAGCAAATACTTGCTTGCTGATGATGTAGATATAACAGCAACAGCAACAGAAATCACTGTAGGTGATCCTGCTCAGTTTATTATTGCTGACCTCAATAGCACCACAGTTATAATCACTGACAATGTAACC